CTCCTCACGTGCCAACATCAAAAAGATGGCTGCCGCCTTCGGTAAACATATGGAATCATATAAGAATTCCCGTGTGTTCCTCCGTGAATTCTCTTCGGTTATTGCCTAAGTGATTCATATTCATAGAGATAACAATCTGCAAAATAACTATTTTTGTTGTTTACATTTACGTCCTAATCGGTTTTAATTATCATAATCAATCTATATCATGAAACTACGTGAAAACAAGACGGGTGAGATTATCGCCCACTTCAAGAAATTAGGTTTCACCACGGTGAAATCCTCAGAGGTCTATGCATATGCTGAGACCAATGCCCTCTCGGGTTCCCAATACAAGGAGCTGTTCTCCACCAAGCACAAGCTCAAGCGCGGCTTGATTTCGCTCACTCCCCTTACTTCCGCTTCGTCCGTAAGTGCGGCTCGAGTTGAGGCGACTTCTGCTCCTACCTTTGCTTTGGCCAAGCCTGCGGAATCCATCAAGATGTCGGTCGGCACTACTTCAGATGCCACGGATATTTATGTTCCTCAGGTCGACCCCTGTTATGTTGCATGGGGCGAATTCAATGTCGTCAAGCAGGCTCTCGAGTCTCGGCAGTTCTATCCAATCTTTATTGCTGGTCTGTCCGGCAATGGCAAGACCGTGATGGTTGAACAAGCCTGTGCCAAGCTCAAGCGCGAATACATTCGTGTTCAGATTTCCAAGAGCACCGACGAGGATGACCTGATTGGTGGTTTCCGTCTTGTCAATGGCGAGACTGTTTTCTTCAAGGGACCAGTTGTTCGAGCCTACGAGCGTGGTGCAGTTCTTCTGGTTGACGAGATTGACCGTGGCACAAACAACCTTATGTGTCTCCAGGGCATTCTGGAAGGCAAGCCCGTTCTCATCAAAAAGACTGGCGAGCTGATTCATCCAGCCAAGGGCTTCACGGTAATTGCCACAGCTAATACCAAGGGTCGCGGTTCCGAGGACGGTCGGTATTCCGGTGCTCTAGTCATTGACGATGCTTTCCTTGAACGCTTCGTTGCCACTATTGAACAAGAGTATCCTTCAGCCACTATTGAGCTGAAGATTATCTCCAATCATATGGAGAAGTTTGCGGCCGTCAGTTCGGTATTTGCAGAGAACCTTGTGGCTTGGGCTTCGGCCATCCGAACTACTTTTGCCAATGGTGGTGTTGATGAGGTAATCTCTACTCGCCGTCTTTGCCATATTGTTCAATCGTATGGAATCTACCGCGACGAGAAAACTGCAATCCGTATGTGCGTGTCTCGCTTTGATGCAAACACTCGTGATTCCTTTATTGAACTCTTTGAGAAACTTGTGGCTCCTATTGCTGCTCCTGCTCAGGCTGAGGCTGCGGTTTCTCCCGAGCCTGCAAATAATACTGTAACACCATATTAAGTGTTTACATTCACAATCACTTCTGTAATAATACTTTCATAATTGATTGGGGTGTCAATTATGTTCCTATGAAACCCTACAAACAAAAAACAAACGCAAGTAAATATATGAAACTGACACAAGAAAACCTGGTCCTTAACTTCCTCACCAACGGTGGTCGCATTGCCTCTGGCAAGGCTCGCACACTCGGTGTTGCTAATCCTTCGGCGGTGATCAACAATCTCCGAAACAAGGGCCACGAGATCTACTCGAACGTTCGCAAGACTGGTGGACATACTTCATTCTGGACTCTTAGCCTTCCCTCTGAGGATTCTAAGACTGCCCGAGATGTTCTCCGCGCCGAGGTTCTCTATACCGTCTAATGTCCGACGTAAGACCCCTTCAAGGTATCAAATTCGATTCTGAAAAGAATCGGTATGACTTGATTCCACCTCATGCTCTTGATGAGGTGGCAAGGGTTCTTACCTATGGTGCAATTAAATATAGCCCAGGGAACTGGCGCCATGTTCCAGATGCCGAGTCTCGGTATTATGCAGCATCACAGCGCCATCTCTGGGCTTTTGCCCGTGGCGAAGAAAATGATCCCGAAAGTGGAATCAGTCATATAGCTCACGCCATCACCTCTCTCTTTTTCCTCTACGAATTAAAATATGCAAATCACTCCAGAAACACTCAAGATCCTCGAGAATCTAGCAACGATCAATCCTAATCTGGTCATCAAGCCAGGTTCTAAGATTCAAACTATCAATGAGGCAAAGTCCATCCTTGCCCTTTCCAATGTTGCTGAAACATTTAATACCGAAGTTGGTATCTATGACCTCAGTAACTTCCTAAGTGCTCTTTCTCTTATTGAGAAACCAGAGTTGGAATTCTCTACACAGAGTATTGTCATCTCNGGCAACAATGCNAAGTTGAACTATCGNTGTGCAAACATTTCGATTCTCACGAAGCCAGAAAAGGATCTAAAGATGCCTCCAGTGGATGTTTCTTTTACTCTCAAGAAGGAGACTCTCGACAATCTCCGTAAGGCTTCTTCTACTCTGGGCCACAAGATTCTTTCCTTCGAGGGAACTGCTGGTGGTAAAATCACTGCGGTTATTCTTGATCCTGCCGATGTATCTGCAAATACATTCTCGCTTACACTTGACGAGAAGTCTGATTCTGATTTCTCTTTCCACTTCCTTATCTCAAACCTAAAACTTCTCGAAGGTGACTATCGAGTTGAAATTTCCAAGAAGCTTATCTCTCACTGGATAAATACAAACAACACTATTGAGTATTGGCTGGCACTGGAAAAAACATCTAAAATTGGATAATTATGCAAACTGACTTCCCTTTTATGGAAAACGATAAACTAAATGAAACCCCTAAGCCTTCTCTCTCATTGGGAGACCTTCAAGCTACCATCAATCTTATTGATGTTTGTTCTAAGCGTGGAGCCTTTCACGGAGAGGAACTCTCCAGTGTTGGTGCGTTACGAGATAAGATCAAAACGTTCCTAGACAGCCACACTCCACCTGAGCCAGATAAGGCTCCAGAGGCAGAGAATGTTGCAGCAGAGGCCGCCTAATTATGTTTACAATGTACCACTACCCTGTTATGGTAGTGGTACAACTTTATTATGAATAATACCGTATCAAACTTTTTGTGGGTGGAGAAATACCGCCCATCTACTATCGAGGATTGTATTCTTCCTCCTTCTCTTAAAAAGACTTTTGACGAGATTGTGACGGGTGGTAAGATGATCAATCTTCTCTTGTCTGGCACTGCTGGCACAGGCAAGACCACAGTTGCAAAAGCTCTCTGTAATGAATTGGGTCTTGACTGGATTATCATTAACGGTTCCGAGGAATCCGGCATTGATACTCTACGTAACAAGATTCGACAGTTTGCATCTAGCATTTCACTGGATGGTGGAGACAAACCTAAGGTTGTTATTCTTGATGAGGCCGATTATCTAAATGCTTCTTCTACTCAGGTTGCCCTTCGTGGTTTCATTGAGGAGTTTGCAAACAACTGTCGGTTTGTTCTTACTTGTAATTTCAAGAACCGAATTATTGAACCACTTCATTCACGGTGTTCGGTCATTGAATTCAATACATCCAAGAAGGACCTTGCTTCTTTGGCTGGTAAGTTTCACAAGCGCCTCAAGTTTATTCTCGATTCTGAAAAGATCAAGTATGACGATAAGGTTCTTGCCGAATTGATTATCCGTTATGCTCCAGATTGGAGACGAACAATCAATGAGTGTCAGAGGTATTCTGTTTCTGGAGAGATTCCATCCGCAATTCTTGTGGGTATGTCCGACCAGAACATTGCATCACTTGCAAAATACCTAAAGGAAAAGGACTTCAAATCCATGAGGTCATGGGTAAGTCAAAACACTGATGTTGATTCATCGGTTGTTTTTAGGGCAATATATGATTCATCTTTTGATTTGGCAGCTGCAGGATCAATCCCACAGATTGTTCTTATTCTTGCAGACTATCAATTCAAGAATGCATTTGTTGCCGATAAGGAACTGAATATGGTAGCTTGTTTAACCGAGCTAATGGCTAACACTGAATGGAAATAATTATGGAAAACAAAAACATCAAACGAATCATTGTCGCAATCGCAGTGCGCAAACCTTTATACATCCGTATCCAAGAAGCCTTGGAGAATAAACTTTACTCATTCTGTGAGCCAAAGCGTCAATGGCTTGTAAATCAATACTGGGCTGCCCTGAGAGTTTTACCAGAGGTTACCTGTTTGGTAATTATCGCTGGTGTAATTCGCCACTGGAATGATTAAAAAGTTATCACCATTTGATTTTCTAAACTCCATCAATGGAGGTATTAAATCTGAGGATCTCTTTCAATCAGAGAGAGGTCCTCAGCCCGATGGGGCTGCTCTTGATTCCATAGAGAAACAATATGTTCCCTTTATGATCAATCGAGGCTTGTCGTATTTTAAAGATACGGTTCTATATGCAAATGAAATGAACAAGCATTATAGATTATCCTCCAAGATGCAGTATGACTTTCTTCGGATTTCTATTCGAGCTCAGAAGAGGTTTTCCAAATGGTTAAAGAAGGAATCTGATTCCAATGTGCAAGTGGTAATGAAGGCATATGGTTACTCTATGTCGAAGGCAGAGGCAACCGTGAAGCTTTTGACAGATGATCAGATAGAGTATCTCAAGAAATACATTGATCATGGAGGTTTATCCAAAAGATAAATACAATTAATGAACACTGAAACTCCTAATGATGCGATCATTAATGATTGGGTCCCTGCCTCGATGTTGGAAATCTCTCTGAATACCCCAGATGATTTTCTTAAAGTAAAAGAAACTCTGACACGAATCGGAGTTGCTTCAAAGAAGGAAAACAATATTCTGTTTCAGAGTTGCCATATTCTTCATAAACAGGGCAGATATTTCATTGTTCATTTTAAGGAACTCTTTCTGCTTGATGGAAAGGTTTCTAACTTTACAATGGATGATCTTTCACGAAGAAACACCATTGCACTTCTTCTTTCCGATTGGGGTCTTCTTTCAATCGTTCATAAAGATAAAGCAACACCGGTATCCTCATTGCGTCAAATCAAGATTGTACCGTTTAAAGAAAAGAAAGATTGGGAACTTAAATCAAAGTATTCAATTGGCAATATCAAGAAAGCAGTATAGTTTAAGCAAATAATTGAAACCGAGACCTTTGTTGTTTACAGGGTCTCGGTTTTCTGTTTTAGTATTCATATGGTGGATTCATTCTATATCTCTGTGGAGAAGTTTGGCAATAAGCTCCTTTATCGTGGCTATGACGATAAGGGTAAACGTGTGAAGGAACGTGTATCATACAAGCCAAGATTGTTCCTTGAAGCTAAAAAGAAGGATACAAAATACAAAGCACTGGATGGAACACCGGTAGAACCGATTCTGTTTTCTTCCATGAAGGAATGTTCCGACTACATTTCAATGTACAAGGATGTTCCTAATTACAAGATTTACGGAAACGACAAACACGTGACTGCTTTCCTTCGTGATGTGTATCCGTCCGAGATTAAGTTCCGAAAGAACCTGATTGACATTGCAACACTGGATATTGAAACAGAATCAAATGATGGTTTCCCCGAGCCCGAAGAGGCACGTCACCAGATTCTCACAATTGCTCTCAAGTCTCGGCAGGGTTGCCACGTGTGGGGCATGAATGATTATGATCCTTCTCTGAATACAAAGTCGAAGTATGAAATCACATACCATCACTTCCGAGACGAGAGTGCAATGCTTGTTAACTTCATTGAATGGTTCTCCGATGAGAACAATATTCCAGATGTTCTCACTGGTTGGAATACTCGATTCTTCGACCTTCCATACATGGTAAACCGCATCGTGCGTGTGCTCGGAGATGAATATGCCAAGAAGCTTTCTCCCTGGAACATAATCAATATCGAAAATGTTTCCGTGATGGGTCAGAAGCGGCTCGATGTTGATCTTCTGGGTCTTCCTTGTTTGGATTATCTTGAGCTGTTCAAGAAGTTTGGATTGAATACATATGGGCAGCAAGAATCGTACAAGCTTGATTACATTGCAGAACTTGTTCTTGGAGAAAAGAAGGTCGACTATTCCGAATATGGTTCTCTTCATTCTCTGTATGAAAACAATTTCCAGCTCTTTGTTGATTACAATATTCAAGACGTAGAGCTTGTTGATCGACTTGAGGAAAAGATGGGAATGCTTTCTCTGGTGTTTACTCTGGCCTATAAGGGCGGTGTAAATTACTATGATACATTGGGCACCACTGCAATTTGGGATTCAATTATCTTTCGCCACTTGGCAAACAAGGATATCATCATACCTCCTTCCACAAGGAATATTTCTGCATCATTTGCCGGTGGTTATGTCAAAGATGTCATGGTTGGAATGCACGACTGGGTCATGTCGTTCGACTTGAACTCTCTGTATCCGAATATCATTGTTCAGTGGAATATGTCTCCAGAGACTCTTGTGCCTCACATGAAGGTGCCGACAATGTCGGTCGATCACATGATGAAGAATACTCAATGTCATGCACCCAATGATAATTTAACTATTGCTGCAAATGGTTCCGTGTATCGCAAAGACATCAAGGGTGTTGTTCCAGAACTTGTAGAGGTTCTCTATACCGAGCGTGTTGTTTTCAAGAATGAGATGTTGGCAGCAAAACAGCGGCTAGAAAATACACCGGTGGGTGAAACCACTTCACGATTTGTTCTTGAAAAAGAAATTGATCGACTCAATACAATGCAGATGGCGGTAAAGATTCTAATGAATTCATTGTATGGCGCCATGGGTTCCAAATACTTCCGATATTACAATGTTGAAATTGCCGAGGGTATTACATTGTCAGGTCAGCTTGTAAATCAATGGGCAGAGAAACATTTGAACTCTTGGGTATCCACACTCCTCAAGGATGAAAAAGACCGAGTCATTGCAATGGATACGGATTCACTCTACATCGGCATGGAAGATGTTGTAAACAAATTCAAGCCCAAGAACCCTGTCAAGTTCCTCGATGAATTTGCCTCGAAGGGAATCGAACCAGTGCTT